GTCAATCGTCATATGGTTCCCACCCTTGAAAAGGGGTTCTTTGTCCAGTTGAAGACCGATAACAAGCTTCGTCCCGTAGTGTGCGATAAGATGCACGTCAAGTTCGTCGATGGTCCTACTGACTCAGATTGGAGTCTCGTTTTGTTTCACACCGCCACTTTCCCCGTCCCTAAGGATTCATTAGGTAAGTCCCCGCTTTCTACGGAATTCGTGAGTGGTGGTTCTTGCACTCGTTACGATTGCTTGAACTTGAACTATCCATTTGTGAATCCCAGTGATTCCAGGGTTTTAGACGTCAGTAAGATATTGCTTTCAAATAAAGGTGTCTATCCTAAATACTTTCGAGTCAAAATGGCTTCGGTAGTGGGCGATTGTGGTTTACCTTATCTCGTCACTAATTCCAATAATCCCCAAAAGATTTTGGGAATTCATTGCGCGGGAGGCAAGTTCGTAGAGGAAACTGACGAAGGATCGTGTACGTATTCCTTGGGCGTGTACATTTACCGTGACCTGTTAGCTAAAGCGCTCGAAGGACACAAGGCTCCCGCTTCTTTTGAAGCTGTCCCCTTGCAGTGCGACCATGAAGAAGATGCTTCGTGCAAGTATTGTAGAGTCCGTCAGCATGGCGTTTGCGTCATAGGAGAGCCAAAGCACCCCGTTTATTCGGTTCCTGTGAGTTCGAAGGTTAAGACTCCCATTCATAAGATATTGTCGGACACTCCATACGCTTGCGTTTATGATCTAGCTCTTTTGAGGTCAACGCACAAGATAATCCTTACTGAGAATGGCCCAGAACGTCGTTTCATAGATCCTGTCAAGAACGTTTTTGAGAAGAAATTGCAAGCCAATCGAGAGGGTCTTACTCCCGAGATATACAATTATGACGATGTTGTTCCTGACATTGCTCTCTATTTCAGGCAGCTCTCTGAAGATAGCGGTTTCGTGGATTTCGTTCCTTCCTTTCAAGAAGCCGTTCGGTGTAGTGAAGACGGTTTGTTGAGTGGTGTTAAGACGGGAAAAGCTTCAGGCTATCCTATGAACAAGTTCATAAACACCAAGGAGGTCGGTTTCGTTCCTGGTCTTATGCATCAGGAGCTTACTCCCGAAATGCTTGAGTTTTGCCATATTCGCGAACGTCGGATCTTAGAAGGCTTGTCAGAGCCGGAAGATGTCGTGATTCGCAACAGCGCATTGAAAGATGAGCCTCGTCCGGTTGAGAAAGTTAAGGAGGGCAAGACTAGGCAATACCAGGTTGAAGCACTCGAAGAGTTCTTGCAATTCAAGAAGTACTTCGCCAGCGTGCAGGATTTTTTCATGAGACATAATCTAGCGGCTTTTGCTGCTGTCGGCATAACGCCGAATGATTACGATCTCATATATCGTCGTTATCGTGATTTCAAGGATCTTTATGGTGGAGATTTCGCCGCCATGGATGATCATGTTACTCAGATCTTGATCCCGTTCATCTTTGCGATTCTTTTGGAGTCTAAGATTTTCGCGAATGATGGTGTCAGACGTCACAAACCACATCCTGAATTGCCTGAAATGGATGACGTCACTTACATACGTTGGCGACTTTTGTTGCGCCTTGTCCCTTACTTTTCCATTGTGATGGGAGTTGTCGTCCTTGGAGATGCAGGTCATCCGAGCGGTGGTTTTGTTACCACCGTACTGAACATTTTGGTCCAGATATTGTTGTGGTGCAAGGTTTGGGTTCTCATTACGGGGCGTTCAGCAACCGACTATCTTGTCGAGTGCAAACCCCTTTTCCTTGGAGATGACAATCTCATGGGTGCTTGTCCCAACGAACCCAAGTTCAATCCAGCCAATATAACCATTACTATGCGTAAGCTTGGTTTCCCTATCACTGGTAACGTTAAGACGCAGCCCCTTGATGTCTTTAAGCCCAACGATTTCGTGTTTTTGGGCCGTAAACCTAAGTTCTTCAGGGTCGATCGTGGTGGAGAAACGGCGGACATTTGGATGGGTCAGTTGGAAATGCATCGTCTCATAAAAATGATCTGCTTCTGCAAGAAAGGGAAAATTACTGAGAATCTTCCACAGCAATTAGAAGTCTTTGTTCAGGAGCTCACATTGCATGGCAGGGATGAATACTATCGTGTTTTGTCGTTGTTTTTGAGAGACTTGCCGG